TTGGAGAGCAAGAAACGCACACGCAAAGTCGAGACGAAGGGGCAAGTATTGTGATCGAAAATGCACCGAACTATGGTGGGGATACGGACAAGTTATGAGCGAGACAGTAAAGTGGTCTGCACTCACAGCAGAAGAGCGGGATCATTTGGTTGCCGAGAAAGTGCTGGAATGGAAGCAGGGGATCTGTGATGGTGAAATGGGTGAGCTGCCATGCTCGCCTGATGGCTGGTTTTGTCAGAAGTGTGGCTATAGTGGTTGTTGGGGTGATGACTATGAACATGAGGAGATCCCGCCACGCTACACCCAAAGCATGAGCACTGCTTGGAAGGTGGTTGAGCATATCACACAACCACCAACCAAACCATTGGGGATCAATGCACCCAATGTTCGCTTTGCCCAATGGTGGGCACACGCAGATCTGTGGGCAATGAGCGAGCGTGAAGCGGCTAATGCCATTTGCCTTGCAGTATTGCGTGTCTGTGGTGTAGAGGTAGAGCCATAGGACGACAACAGTACATCCTGTTGAAATATCAACGTGTAACAAGTATAATGATGTGTATAGACGTATCGTTAGTTCGTGTGTCATTCACCTGACCCGCTCGATACCCTGACAGTCATCGTCCATGACTCTCCTGACGATGTAAATCAAAATCGGCGAGTCTCCCTTTATGGGCCCATAGCTCAATGGTAGAGCAGTCTACAACATAGACGGACGGGGTTCAATTCCCTGCGGGCCCAATGCTCACTGAAAAGTGGGAACAGATGCTTTTCGCATGTTATCTGGCGCTGCAAAGTGCTGTAGGGATAATTGCTCAGCGTCTCTAGATCGCCTCACCGCGATTCTGGAGGCGCTTTTTGTTTTGTTTGGAGGCAACATGTCAGTACTCATTCAATCAACCTTCGTCCTGGTCCTGTTCGTGCTCGTACGCTGTGCAGACCTGTCCATCTCGTCTGCCATCGCTCGTGGGTACATTCGTGCATTCTGCTATGGTCTCGTTGCTCTTCTCGCTCTGATCTACATCGTCATTGCGCTGTTTATTCGCTAGAAGGAGGCAGTGAGTCTGGGCATTAGAAGAAGATTGCAACGATTTGTGGGAATGCGTTGTGCGTTCTCAGCAGTTTTTATCAAGTTCGGGAAATACACGAAACCAAGTGGCAATGAGAAGCACTACATGTTGATATTCGATGTGCGTGATAGCAGGGGCCGACTTATGACCGATCACGTGTGGATGCCACTCACACCAGAAGACCCGGTGTCACGCATGAGGCTGCGTAGTGGTGAGGTGATTCGGTTCACGGCTGAGGTGAACATGTACTCGAAAGGCACACGAAGGCGTAGGTACTTCGATTATGGGCTGGTACAGCCACGCGATGTTGAGCGAGTTGTGATTGAGCAATCAGAGGGGGCTATGGATGCCAACTAAACTGGCTTCCCAAGCGGATTTATGCTATAATAAAGAGGTAAAAATGTTGTTGTCCGAGCAGTACTGGAAATACTCTCGGACGTGGATACGTTTATTGGAGAAACGCATCATGGAAACATTACCCCTTTTTGGCCTAAATGACAACCCCTCTGAGAAGAAATGTTCTGGTCCTTGTGAGCGAACTCTTCCTGCAACCTCTGAATTTTTTCATAAGTGTGCCGCGAACAAAAAAGATGGCTTGAAAAATATCTGTAAAGACTGCCTTCGCACAAGACAGAAGGAATATAGCAAGCGCCCAGAAGTACAAGCCCAGAAAAGAGAATATAAAAGAGCTTACTATCATGATCCTAAAAACCATGATCGTGAACGCGCGATTCAAAAAGCTCGGTACTATCGCCCTGATATCCATGAAAAAACCTTGATGCAGGCTAAGGAATACCGCAATCGCCCTGAGGTAAAAGAACGACACAAAGCTTATATGCAATCCTATATGCAGCGTGATGATGTCAGAGAGCGCAATTATATTCGTCAGCATTCCCCTGAATATCTAGCAAAGAAGCGCATACGAGATAGGAACTATCGCAATAATCCAGAGTACCGGGCACGCAAGTCAATTATTGATAAAGAGTATCGCAATCGTCCAGATATACAGCAGCGAATAAAGGAATATCGACGTAAACCTGAAATACGTGAGCGTGAACGTATTCGTTCTCATAACTATTATCACAACCGTCCAGATTATCGACAACGACAGCTTGCCTGTGCTAGCGCTTATCATTCCACCCCTGAATATCGTGAGCGAAAACGACTTAAGTACAAAAATAATGTCGAGTATCGCTCTAGAATGCTTGCTCGACAGAGAATGTATCGTAGTCGTCCTGATGTGAAAGAACGTCATCGTATTCAAGGGCAAATATACCGGAGCAATCCTGAAAATTTGGCTCGTAAACATGCTCATGATAGGGTTTACAGCAAAATATACCGCAATCGCCCTGAGATTAAAGAGCATCGAAGGATTTGGCACCAAAATTATTATAGCCGTCCAGAGGTTAGAGAGCAGAGACGGGCTTATGGCAAGGTTTATCGTAGTCGTCCTGAAGCTAAAGCAAGTATAAGAGCACGTAGGCTTTCTCGTATCGCACGCCAAAAATCGGTCCCAGGGAAGTATACTTCCGTCCAAATCCAAGAGCAGTTAAAACGACAACGCTATCGATGCTATTATTGCTCGTCAAAACTGCAAAGAGTTAAAGGTCAATACGAATATCATATCGATCATACCTTTCCTCTAAGTCGTGTTGCTGGCACTGATATTCCAGCCAATGACATTTCATATCTAGTTTTAACTTGCCCATCTTGTAACCTCAAGAAAGGGAATAAATTCCCTTGGGAATGGCCTGAAGGAGGACGATTGCTGTGAATCCAATAGATTGGCAAGCAGTGAGGGCTGACTACGAAAGTGGTCAGTTCTCACAAAGCGCATTAGAGCGTAAATACAATGTTTCTCGTCAGGCAATTAAGAAGAGAGCAAATAAAGAGCATTGGGTATCTCCTCAAAATGCTGGTTACAGGTCACAGAAATCGACAACACAAAAGGTACAACATCGGGATGTAAACGCAACCATGCGTGCTTTTCATGCAATGAAGATGATATCTGAAGGTGCAACGTACGAGGATGCAGCAAAGAGGGCGGGATACGGTAGTCGCGGGGCGTGTTTTCACGCGGTGCAACGTGAATTAGAGAGATCAGCATCTCCTAATGCTGAAAACTTCAGAAAGCTCATGTCATATCGACTTGATCGACTTCTTTCTGCTGTATGGCCTCTTGCTGTACCAGAATCCCCTGATGAATCAATCTATGATTTAACTTTTGATGATGACAACGATGAGAACTATGAGGACGATAACTCCTCTTCATTCATAGATAAAACCCGTGAAAATGGCGCTTCTAAAAAGTCAAAAACGAATTTGTTTGCCGTTGATCGCGCATTAGCCATTATCAAGTCTCAAAGGGAACTATGGGGTATTGATAAGCCCATTGAAGAGAATGATACAGGCGCTAAATTGCTTATTATGGAAGTTCCTGAAGGCTATTTGGGGAATATTCAGTTGCCTCCAGAGGTGCAACCATGAATATAAGTCATGCATCTTTTATTCCTCAGATTCCCCATCTTAAGAAACCAGAATTGCGTGGTGCAGGTCTCCAACTTGGCTCTTGTCAAGACTTGGAGGTCTGTCTCGATGGCCCAGCCGGAACGGGAAAGACAGTTAGTGCACTCTATAAGGTTCATGTCCTACTTTCTATTTATAAAGGCACTAGAGCTTTAATTGCACGTAAAACCAATACAGCTTTAGCAGGTAGTGCTATAGCAAGTTATCGCGATATGATCGATCCTCGCCAGGGTATTCGCTACTTTGGTGGAAATAAAATTCGTCCTGCTGCATTTATCTATCCAAATGGTAGTGAGCTAATTGTTAACGGTCTTGATCGTCCTGAAAAAGTGAAATCGTGGGAATTTTCTCTTGCATATTTAAACGAAGCTTCTGAGTGTTCTGTTGAAGATATAGAGTTTGTTCGTTCTCGTTTAAGGCAAGGTAAAACACCGTATCACCAGCTAATACTTGATACAAACCCGGATGCTCCAACCCATTGGTTAAACACCAGAATGAACGAAGGCACTACCACGAGGTTAGTCAGTCGCCACGAGGATAACCCGCGCTATTTCGATCTCAAGACGAACGATTGGACACCTGAAGGGCACGCATATATCGAGGGTGTTCTGGGTGGTTTAACTGGCGTGCGTTTAGCTCGTTTGCGCTATGGAATTTGGGCGGCTGCTGAAGGCACTGTGTTTGAAAGCTCTTACGATAGAGCAAAGAATGTTATCAAACGATTCCCGATCCCAGCCGAATGGCCCAGGTATATGAGTTTAGACTTTGGGTTCGTTCATCCATTTGTGTGTAAGTGGTACGCGGAAGATCCGGACGGAAGGTTGTACTGTTATCGAGAGATATACATGACGAGACGGCTGGTAGAGGAGCATGCAAAGCAGGTAAAGCAACTCTCTAAGTGGGGGCAACCCGGTGGCGATCCATTGCCACGTGTGATCTACGCAGATCACGACGCGGAAGGGCGCGCGACCTTCGAGAAGCATACAGGACTCAACACAACAGCAGCGCATAAGGCTGTAAGCGAGGGTATTCAAGCTATGGCGGCTCGTTTACGTCCTGCTGGTGATGGTAAGCCGAGGCTGATGTATTTTGATGATTGTTTGGTGGAAGTAGATCAGGAACTAGCCAAGGCAAAGAAACCAACCTGTACCATTGAAGAATTTGACAGCTACATTTGGGATACTCGACAAGGGATGAAGAAGGGTGATCAACCTGTAAAAGAGTCAGACCACGGCATGGACTGCGACAGGTATATTTGTGCTCGTGATCTTGCTCCGAATAGCGTTTCATACATCAAGAACTTCTGGAGATAGCACATGATAGCACCACCACAGCCACAACCGAGCCAACAAACCACGATGCAGACGCTGGTAGCACAACCAACGCCACAAGCTGACCTGGAACGGCAGAGGCTTATTCGGGATGCTTGGAAGGCGTATCGTGGTGAGTTTGGCGACCCTCTGAAGATCGGTCGTGACCAGCTCAATGACAACGTGATCTCGAATCGGTGTGCGCCAGTGGTGGACAAGGGTGTGTCATTCCTCTTTGGGCAACCACTCAAGATCGAAGCTTCAGACGAAACACCAACGGGCTCCAGTGACATTCAGGACTACATCGACGGGCTATGGGGAGACGATGACGACAAGATGTCGCTGCTCTCTAAATTAGCCATGAATGGCGGCGTGTGTGGGCAGGCGTTTATGAAGCTCATACCACCTCAAGGCCAGATGAAGTATCCACGCCTGGTCACGCTCGACCCGCAAATTGTGCGCATCGTGACACCTCCTGATGACTGCGATCTCATCCAGGCATTCATTATTGAGTATCCAGGTCCGAACGATACGCAGTGCAAGCAGATCATAGCGCGTGTTGATCCTGATAACTTGGCTGGTACTGCTGGTGAGTATGACTTGGACGACTCATGGCAGATTGCCAACTTCCAACGCAAGAATAAATCGTTTGGTGGTGTGAATTCGCAGTGGGAGCAGGTCGGTGAAACGCAAGAATGGCCCTATCCTTTCCCTCCGATCTTCACCTGCCAGAACCTGCCTAACCCTAACGAGAGTTGGGGCATACCGGATCTTACGCAGGACCTCATCAGGCAGAACCGTGTACTCAACTTCATCCAGTCGAATACAGCACGCATTATCAAGTACCACGCACATCCAAAGACATGGGCCAAAGGTATCGGGTCAACACAAATACAGATGGCAGTGGACGACCTCACTATCCTGCAATCGGATAGCGCGCAACTGCAAAACCTGGAGATGCATGGTGATCTTTCCAGTTCGCTCAATTTTGCTGCAACCATTCGCTCAGACATGGACGAGCAGTCGAGGGTGCCAGCAGTGGCGTTGGGTAGACAGGCAGACTTGCCAAAGGGAAATATCTCAGGTGTAGCGTTGGCTCTCATGTTTCAACCACTCATCGAGAAGACTACGATGAAGAGGCGCAGTTTTGGCGCTATGATAAGACAAATTACCCGCGCTGCTCTTGTTATGGCTGGATTAATTGATATAGCAGATTATGAGAATTATGCCGTTGATATCCACTGGTCGAGTCTGTTGCCCAATGATGACCTACAAGCGGCACAAACTGCACTTATACTTCAACAGCTTGGCGCATCGACTTCTACCCTGCTTTCTGGATTGGGACTGGACCCAGAGAATGAAGCACAGAAGGTTGAAAAGGAGCAAGCCAGACAGGTACAGAACTATAGTCGTGGCGTTGGGTTGCCACCTGCACAACCACAATTGCCAGGCACAGCACCCACTGAAGCGACGGTACAACCACAGCAGCAGCAAGGAGCGTAGTAGTGAACAACATTTTGCAAATCTACGCAGAGACCATGCGCATCCTGGCTCTGTATGAGTATTGGTTGTACCAGCCACGTATCGTCGTGAGCACTACAACTGCACGGCAGGAAAGGCAACAATGAGCACTATAGCAGAATCCCGATGGCAACCCGTCGTACTCATGCTAAGGAACAACAAACGTCTGGAGTGCGCATGTGGTGCGCTGGCAACCATTGTCACAGGCGCTATACCCGATGACCAGGATGATATTGTGCTCAAAGACGTGGACTCATGGTGCCAGGACTGCTTTAACAAGGCATCACAAGATGAATGGGAAAGGCAACAGGAGGAGCAAGCGGAGTGAACACATACCACAGAACAAAGTC